TGCCACTGCTTCGAAGTCAGAAAGCGTGGTGTAAGTGATAATCTTTGCAGTTGCCATTTTCATTTCTCCACATAGTCAGTTGCCCTAGTCGCACCATGCGCCAGAGTCGGTCGCTATGAATATTGGCTAAGTACGAATAACCTCAGCCAATAGACCTAGCGATTGATTGTCCCACTAACATATTGCCCGGCTTGTTTTACTAGTTGGTCTACTTCAGTTAAGCCAAGTCATGTCTAAGACGTGTTTTAGTCTATATTGTTTTTAAGAGTGTTGCAGTCTAGTCCTGCATCCCGACTAATTCCCCTTTATGCCATGCAATCGCGTTCCCCCGTAACAGATACTAACGATCAGTGAATTAGCCTATTCCTCTTGCCCGGTACCATCCCCCTATCCCTCAGCATTACGCCTTATCTTTTGGGGCTTCCCCGTTATCCTACGCAACCTTTGGGTTAGACCGTCTGAGAGTGCTAGAACCAAACAGTTAAGCGATTGCCTAATGATTGGTTCATCCCTCGTTACGTTGGACTAACTTGCCTTTGCGCATTCACCCCGGCTTATTCCCGTATTTCACGGGTGGCGGGATATTCGGACCGTTCCCAGTTGGGTAACTGCGCCTAGGGTCCCTCTATCGCGGCGGCTGCTAACCATCCCGCTATGGTCACCTAAGACGCCCCAAGGGCGTTCATCCTTCGACAAAGCATAGCTTTGCCGTCTCGCAACCCGATACCTTCCCTGGGCGGCGACAAACCCCGGTATGGACCTACATTGTGGCACAATTAAGGCAATGATTAGGGCAGGGCAAAGAATGATAGGACCGGACCAATGGCGGAGAGAACGCCTAGGCGTAGCAAGAAACGTGCCAATTACTTGTCAATAGGGGATAACAACATTGTGATTATGGCGTGATCGACCAAAACAGTTTAGTATAATATTATCCAAATAGGTATTGGTTGTAGCATATTATTCTGATTCCAATAGCCAAACGTAGAATATCTTTGCTAGGTCAGCAATGCTGCCATATTCATTCTAAGGCCCCTAAGAGGCTCATAGGCGGCGTTTAGGGGTCCGACGTACCGTCATACCAAACCCGTGAACAAACAGGGAACATTGAAGCTCCTAGGCCCGAGACAAAAGTAGAACAAACTAGGTCAGTATGGTTGACCTAATGGCATATGGAATAGGTAAGCAATGTTGACCCATGTGGTATTTAACTGATCGGTTAACTAATGGCATGGCCGAGCGCATGGGCAATAGGTAAGTAATGCTGACATATCATGTAGTTAACCAAATGGTTAAGTATGTAAAGGTGACACACTCAGTCAGGTTTAATTTAATGGGTCAGCACTGTTGACCTATATGGGTCCCCTCCGCTGCGCTCATCGGGCGAGGGGGTGCCCCGGGGGATGGGGGGCCTCGCAGGTATAGAGTATCACCCCCACAGAATTTCTCAGAGAAAATATTGAGGTTTTGAACTATTTTCATTTTACCTATTGACTTTCGAATAAAAATATGGTATAATATAGTATATTCAATAAGAATTCGAATAGACATACTAATAGAGTTCGTATACGAATTCGAGTAACAACATAGGTATGCTTATTGCAAAACAAATATACGTATACCACTAAGAGAGGATTTCTGTTTTGTCGTCCAACAACGAAGTTGTGGTAAAGAAGTTCAAGAACAGTAGTGGTACACATTACCTCAAAGCTCTGTTCTACGAAATTGCTTTAGAACCCAATAGGGATTACGTGTTGTATACCCTCAAGCAAGAGGACCACAACGGATACCCTAGTATTCATCGACTATTTGTCGAAGCCAATGATCCGACCGAGTACGAGTTCGCTAAGAAGTACTTCGCCTCTTGGTCTCATTGGAAGATGGTTCGTGAGTGTTCTTGGTTCAAACCCTCATATGAGGCAATGAAAGAAGAACTCGAAATGAAGATTCGGTCTAATGCTCTCCGCGATTTGCGCGAGTCGAGTGAAGACCCCAAGAATACCGTACAGGTCAACAAGTATCTCCTCGATCGCGGCTGGGCCGACAAGACGGATACCCGTGGTCGACCGAGTAAGCAGAAGATCAAAGAAGAAGCAGACAAGCTCATCAAGGAGAACGATGTAGTCGAAAACGACTTCGCTCGTATTATCTCCCTCGCTGATGCTCGATAAGGAACCCAATGGCCCTCAGTAAAGCAGAAGAGATTAAGCTTCTCGCAGAGGCCGACCTCGTAACGTTTATCAAGTTAGTACACCCTCAGCGAGTTCTCGGGGGAGTCCATGAAGAGCTGATCCGTTGGTGGACTCGCCAAGATGCAAAGGCGCACCAACTCGTGCTCCTCCCCCGAGACCATGGTAAGTCTGCTATGGTCGCATATCGGGTTGCATGGGAACTAACCCGCAATCCTACTCTACGCATCCTCTACATCTCGTCTACCGCTAACTTGGCCGAGAAGCAGCTCAAGTTCATTAAGGACATCCTCACGAGTCGTATCTATCGTCGTTACTGGCCAGAGATGGTCAATGAAGATGAGGGCAAGCGAGAGAAGTGGACCAACAATGAAATATCACTCGATCACCCCCTCCGTAAGGCCGAAGCAGTCCGAGACCCCTCGATCTTCACCGCTGGCCTCACTACGGGCATTACTGGTATGCACTGTGATATCGCTGTACTCGATGACGTGGTTGTCAAAGAAAACGCATACACGGACGACGGTCGAGATAAGGTCAAGCAACAGTACTCCCTCCTCGCCTCCATTGAAGGTGCAGACGCGAAGGAATGGGCTGTAGGTACTCGGTACCACCCCAAAGACCTCTACGACGAACTACTCTCCACTGTTGTCGATCAATACGACGAAGACGGTGATTTGCTCGAAGAGCAAGAAGTTCTCTACGAAGTCTTCGAGCGTGTGGTTGAGGACCTCGGTGATGGCACCGGTGAATTCCTCTGGCCTCGGCAGCGTCGTGCCGATGGTAAGGAGTTTGGGTTCGATGCACGAATTCTCGCACAGAAGCGAGCCAAGTACCTCGATAAGACTCAGTTCCGAGCTCAGTACTACAATGATCCCAACGATACCGAAACTGCGGACATTAGTCGAGACTACTTCCAATACTACGAAAAGTCTCTCTTACAACAGAGCGGTGGCAACACTTACTACAATGGACGCAAACTTAATATCTTCGCTGCCGTTGACTTTGCATTTTCTGTAGAGAAGAAGGCGGACTACACTGCAATTGTTGTTGTCGGTGTCGATGCCAAGAACTCCTACTACATCCTCGATATCGAACGGTTCAAGACCGACTCGATCAAGATGTATTTCGACAAGATTGTGATGCTCCATCATAAGTGGAACTTCCGAAAGATTCGTGCTGAGTCTACTGCGGCTCAGGCGATCATTATCAAGGACCTCAAAGAGAACTACATTCGCCCCTACGGCTTGGCCCTGTCGATTGATGACGTTAGGCCAATGACCAAGAAGGAAGATCGAATGAGGGCTGCTTTGTCGCCTCGGTACGAGAACCGTCAGATTTATCACTATGTCGGTGGTAACTGCGAAATCCTCGAAAATGAGTTGGTACTCCAGAATCCTCCCCACGATGACGTCAAAGACTGTCTAGCTTCGGTTATGGATATTTGTGTACCCCCTAGCCTAGAATACTTCGGAGGTCAGCGTCAGCGGACCCAGTACGTCAACAAGCGATTCGGAGGAATCAATTAAATGGCATCAACCAAACGTGGCACTGCCGGTAATTTAGTAGTTAAACGATCTCGTGGTAAAATGGCCACTACGGTTAAGAATGGTGGCACTGTCACATATGCTACCCGTGGCAAGAGCGTCAATGTCGAAGCAAACGGCAAGCGTCGTATTATGACCGGTAAAACTAGCAACTACGAACGATCCTTTGGAAAAAGCGATACCGGCAGCAACGATATCAAGCGTCGTGGTACAACCGCTAAGGTCTTAAAGAGGGTTAGGAGTCGTTAATGACTAAATTTGGTGATGCTTTCGCCGCAGCCCGTAAGGCCGGTAAGAAAGAGTTTACGCATAACGGTAAGAAGTACAATACGAAGACCAAGGAAGAGGCTGCTGCTAAAGGTCCTAGTAAGGTACCCGATCGGCGTCCCGATACCAAGAAGGCTCCTAAGGAGCCCGTGAAGGGTCTCAAGAAGGTAACGGCCCCAAAGCCCAAGCCGAGCCAGCTCCCTGATGGTCGTAAGCCCACTAAGGGCAAGAAGTATACTGGTCCCGCAGGTACCCCCAATGCCGCCCGCGCAGCTCGTAAGGGTTACAAGACCGGTGGTGGGTTCTAAAAAGTGGTCAAGTACAAGGGCCGGGAGCAGTCTAAAAACGTAGAAGATAAACGTACCCCAAAAAAGATACGCAACTCTATGGGCAAAGACTACTCTGGTCCGGCTCCTACTGTTGTCGAGAAGAAAGATATCTTAAAGTACCTAGGTGGTAATTATCCTTCTACTACAGGCAGACAAGTTAGAAAGTACCACAAGTAATGCCAAAGAAAACCTTTGATGTCCTCAACCTAATCAATCCCGACGATACCGGCAAGGCCATCGCACGGTTTTGGTATGAGTGGGACAGCTACCGTGATCCGTGGAAGAAAGACAAGCAAGAACTCCGCAACTACGTTTATGCTGTCGATACTACGACCACAACCAACGCTAAGCTCGATTGGTCTAACAAGACCACGATCCCCAAGATTTGTCAGATTCGTGATAACCTAATTGCCAACTACGAAGCTACAATGTTTCCTAAGCGGAAGTGGCTCGATTGGGAAGCGGCGTCTCACGAAGACAACGACATGCTCAAGCAGAACAACATCAAGAACTACATGTTCTGGAACGTTGAGCAGCCCTACTTCAAGGAAGAGGTTAAGAAGCTCATCCAAGACTACATTGACTACGGTAACTGTTTCTCTACCGTAGAATGGGTGGATAACTCCGTTGAGGTCGGTGGTCGCATCAAACCGGGTTTTACCGGCGCGCGCCCCGTCCGTATCCACCCTCTCAATATTGTATTCAATCCTACCGCATCTTCCTTCGCCGACACGGCCAAGATCATTCGATCTGTGATGTCGATTGGCGAAGCGAAAGAGTTCATGACTCGACTCACTAAAACCGAAGAAGAGCGAGTGATCGCCGAGAAGGTCTTCTCCGAGTGCATGAACAACCGCAGTCAAGTCTCTACGATCCCTCCGGGTGACTTCCAAGAGCTCGACGAGCAGTATATGGTAGACGGCTTTGGTTCGTACGTTAATTACCTCCAGAGCGAGTATGTAGAGCTCCTCACCTTCTACGGTGACTTCTACGACAAGGAACGCGACGAACTCCTGCGCAATCATATGATTGTCGTCATGGATCGTTGCAAGGTGATCTTCAAGGCTCCTCACCCCTACCCCCTCGCCGAGCTGCCTATTTGGCACTCCGGTTGGCGCGTACGTCAGGATAACCTCTGGGCAATGGGCCCTCTCGATAACTTGGTCGGTATGCAGTACCGCCTCGATCATATTGAGAACATGAAGGCCGATCTCTTCGATCTCACTACTTTCCCGCCCCTCAAGATTAAAGGGTTGGTTGGTGAGTTTGAGTGGGGCCCGATGGAGAAAATTTTTGTCGATAGCGACGGTGACGTCGAACTCATGACTCCCCAGACTAACGTCGTCCAAGTAGACCTCCAGATTCAGAGGTACGAACAGATGATGGAAGAAATGGCTGGCGCTCCCAAGGAAGCGATGGGTCAGAGGTCCCCGGGTGAAAAGACTGCGTACGAAGTACAGCGCCTAGAGAATGCCGCTTCTCGTATCTTCCAAAACAAGATTGGACAGTTCGAAGAGCAGCAGATCGAAAAGATTCTCAACGGCATGTTGGTGTACGCCAAACAGTACCTCACTCCGACTAGTATCCGCATTGTCGATAACCAGTATAACACTGTTGACTTTGCAACCATTCGCGCTGCTGATCTCTCTGCTAACGGACGTCTTAAGCCCGTAGCCGCGAGGCATTTTGCCGAGCGAGCGGAACGTATCCAGAACCTCAATAACTTCGCTGCGTCGCCCCTATATGGTGACCCGGCCATTAGCGTCCACTTTAGTGGCTTGAAGATGGCTAAGATGATGTCGGAGGAACTGGACCTCGAAGAGTGGGATATTGTTCAGCCGTTCGTACGTCTTTCTGAGAATGCTCAGGCTACTCAGCAGCAGAACTCATACGACGAGAGCACTATGGCCCAGATCGATACACCTTCCGGTATGACCCCGGATGATTTCTCGGACCCCGCCAATGACGCTCTCGCATAAGTGGACTCAACACCTACGCGGTGAAGAGGCAAACAAATTCCGTGAACTCCTATTGGTAGACACGGTTATCCTAGGTCGCTTGCTCGCGATCGTCGAAGAAATGGAGAGGGAGGTAGAGCAATCCGACCTTTCCATCAATGAGTACACTAATCCGGCTTTCCCTTACCTCAAAGCTGACCGAAACGGAGAAATCCGGGGTTTGAAGAAAGTCCAATCACTCTTATCATTTTTAAAGGAATAAGCATTGACCGATGCAAACTCAAATGACCCGTTCAAGACCATGAATGAGGTTAACTACGTCGAGGAAGTAAAGAAGAAGTTCGCCACTGAAACCGGTGAACTCGACATCGAAAAGCTCGCGCGTGGTAAGTACGAAGCCGATGAGTTCATTAAGCGGGTTACCGCCGAGAACGAACAGCTTCGATTGAAAGCAGAACAGGGTATGGCCCTCGAAGACTTCTATAAGAAGGTCAAGGGCGAACCTACTGTCGGTGATAATGGACATCCCATTGTAGACCCGAAGGAACTGTCTCCCGCTTCTCCCGAGGATATCGAAAAGATTATCCGCGAAACTCTGTCAAAGACAGACAATGAACGTCGCGCTCAGGCTAACCGTGACGCTGTTATCTCCAAGCTCAATGAGGTTTGGGGTGACAACGCCACGAAGGAACTGAACAACGCAGCTCGCGCACTCGGTATGAGTGTCGAAGACCTACGAGATGTTGGTCTCCGGAGCCCCGATGCTCTCTTCCGTATGATTGGTCTCAGCACTCCCAGTGCTCCGAGTGGTACTGTTGCCCCGACCGGTGGCTTCAACATTCGTAGTGAATCTGGCGGCGCTCGCAATCAGAAGTTCTACAGCGAATTGCGTAGGACTAACCCCAAGCTGTACAATGACCCCAAGACGCAGGCGCAGGAAATGCGTGATGCCCTCAAGTTAGGTACGGCATTTTTTGAATAAGTAAAT